AAAAACTGGTTGAGATGAAAAAACAACTGCGATCCCTTGAGGAAGAATTGGCAGTATTAGAGAAAAAAGTATCAAAAGGATTTAAATGAGTGTAAAACTGATTAGTGTAACTCCCGATGCGGAGAAAATGATGGCATATGTTGCGCGTGTGTCAAATCCCAACAATCAAGAGAATCCAAATTATGCAAAATTGTTAGGATACTGCATCAAGCATAATCATTGGTCAGTGTTTGAGCAATCATTTATGACTCTTGAATTAGAAACTACTAGAGGTGTGGCAGCTCAAGTGCTCCGCCATAGATCTTTCACATATCAAGAATTTTCTCAACGGTATGCTGATAGTTCTATGCTTGCGGATACAATTCCTCTTCCAGAACTTCGCAGACAAGATACCAAGAATCGTCAAAATTCCATTGATGATATTGATGCGTTCACCCATCAAGAATTCCAAATTAAAATGCAAAAACATTTTGAAGAGGGAATGAAACTCTATAAAGAGATGCTTGATGCATCGATTGCAAAGGAGTGTGCTCGTTTTGTGCTTCCTCTTGCCACGCCTACAAAAATCTATATGTCCGGTTCTTGCCGTTCATGGATTCATTACATAAATCTGAGGACTGCTAATGGTACTCAGAAAGAACATATGGACCTTGCAGAAGGTTGTAAAAAGATCTTTATTGAACAATTTCCCACCTGTGCGGAAGCACTTGAGTGGATCTAAATAAAACACCTTGGAGTTAATACTATGCCATCATATCCCGTAAAGAACAGTAAAACTGGGGAAGAAAAAGAGTTGAATATGACCATTGCAAATTATGGGCAATGGCGCAAGGACAATCCTGATTGGGACAAAGATTGGAGTAAAGGATGTGCCTCTGCACAAGAAGTAGGTGATTGGCAAAATAAACTAATCTCCAAAAATCCTGGATGGAATGATGTTCTTGGTAAAGCATCGAAAGCACCTGGTTCAAGAGTAAGAAGGATTTAGTATGGCTAGAAGAAAGAGAGCGTCTGCAGAACAACCTATTGGAGTTGGTCTTACAACCAAGCAGATGAAGCGGAAAAAACCGCTTAGTCAGGAATATTTGGTTGATATTGAACCTCTTACTGAGAATCAAAAACGTTTATTTGATTCTTATCAAGAAGGGAAGCACATTGTTGCTTACGGTGCAGCTGGTACAGGAAAGACGTTTATAACACTCTTCAACGCACTTAAAGATGTGTTGAATGAAAATACCCCTTACGAGCGTATCTACCTTGTACGTTCTCTTGTAGCAACTAGAGAGATTGGTTTTCTGCCAGGAGACCATGATGATAAAGCAGACATCTACCAGATTCCATATAAGAATATGGTCAAGTATATGTTCCAAATGCCTAGTGATGCTGACTTTGAGATGTTGTATGGAAACCTGAAGTCTCAGGAATCTATTAAGTTCTGGTCTACTTCATTCTTACGTGGAACCACTCTTGATAATGCTATTATAATTGTTGATGAATTCCAAAACCTTAACTTTCACGAACTAGATTCTATTATCACTCGTGTTGGTGAAAATACTAGAATTTGTTTCTGTGGTGATGCACGTCAGTCCGACTTGCAGAAAGATAAAGAGAAGAATGGTATTGTAGATTTTCTGGGCATCTTGCGTAAAATGGAATCATTTGATATAATTGAGTTTGGGGTTGACGATATTGTTCGTTCTGGTCTCGTCAAAGAATATATTATTGCAAAAATGGAATCTGGTTTCTAATGTTTAATCATGTTGATGTGAATCTCCCTCAACTTAAGAGGGAGACGATTGATGGAGTAAGATATTACTCTGTTCCTGATGAAGAAGAACTCCTTAAACTGGTCTCCATTACTTCGGTGACCAGTCATTTCAATAAAGAAATCTTTGTCAAATGGCGTAAAAGAGTTGGTAATGAGGAAGCAGATCGTATCACTAAACGTTCTACAAGACGTGGTACAGATATGCATACATTGGTTGAATATTTCATAAAAAATGAACAACTACCAGATGTTCCTCCTATTTCTAAATTTCTTTTTAATATCTGTAAAGAAAAACTAAATCTTATAAATAATATTTACGCCCTTGAAGGGTCTCTGTATAGCAAACAATTAGGTGTAGCAGGGACTGTAGATTGTATCGCTGAATATGATGGCGAGTTAGCAATAATAGACTTCAAGACTTCTGCCAAACCCAAACCACGCGAGTGGATCGACCACTATTTTGTACAGTGCATGGCATATGGTTGTATGCTGTACGAACTGACTGGAATTTCAGTCAAAAAACTTGTAATTATCATGGCATGTGAAAATGGAGAATGTGTAGTTTATGAAGAACGAGACAAGTCAAAGTACATCAAACTTCTCACCCAATACATTGGAAAGTTTGTTAGAGATAAACTGGAGCTATATGGAACCTAATAAAGAACTAGAGAAAGCAATCGAAAGTAAATTTTTAACTCCTTCTAAATTTGCTTTAGAAATTGAAAAAATTGCTTCCGAAGAAAAATTTAATTACATTGATGCTATCGTACACTATTGCGAACTCAATGAACTTGAGGTAGACTCAATTACCAAACTCGTTTCAAAACCTCTAAAAGAGAAACTTAAGTGGGACGCAACACGTCTCAACTTTATGAAACGAACTTCAAGAGCAAAACTTCCTTTATGATCGTGACACCCTTTGAAACTTATCAACATTATTTGTCACTAAAAAATCATTTTACAAATCCTAAATACGACTTCTTCAAATACGGAGCAAAAACCCGTGCTAGTGTAACCTCTTTCAATAAGAGGAAAGACAAGTATTGGTTTGAGAAGACTTCTCGCAAGTATTCTGATGAAGAAGTCGTTAATTTTTTGGTATCAAATTTTTCTTCCGCTGATAACCCACAAAATCTATGGATTGGAGAAATTATCAATTCTGGCGAAAGGACTTACGCCGAATGGAAAAAACGGAGACAGAGTTCGACTTACTTGTTCAAAGAACAAAGCAACGAGTTGTTCTCGGAGAACGCATTCAAGAAACTGTTCGATTGTTCCAAAGGACATCCCATTCTTCTGAAAGAGTATCTAAGCGGAAGATTCTCTCTAGAAAACTTCGTAATCTACGACAAAATTTTCCATTTTTCTAAAAACTTTGATAAGAAGTTAGACGATCCCATATGGGAAACCGTGAGTTTAAAATTAAGAAAATATGGACCCTTCATAAATATTGACGTATTCAAATATAAAAAGATATTGCGGGAACTTGTGCATGAGTGATTTTTTCGACTCTGAAATTATTCAGGATGAACTGAATGAAATTAACAAACTCCAAGAGAAAATCTATGGATCTCTCTTTGGATTTGGTATGATGGATAGAGAAGAAAGACTTGTGCATATTGAAATACTTCAGGACTTGCTAGAAAAGCAAAGAGTGATGTATACTAGGTTATCTCTTTCAGACGATCCTAAAGCGGTTGAAATGAAAGAGAATCTCCGCAAGTCAGTCGCTATGATGGGATTTCCCCCTGAAACCGATATGACCATGCTTTTTAATAGTATGAATGCAACCATCGAGGCACTTAAAAAATACGTTGACGCCTGACGGTTTTCTTGTTATACTATCTAAGTAAATCCAAAACATCCAACTCAATCCGAGGTATCTAAATGTCTTTCGCAGACCTTAAAAAGCAATCCAAACTGGGCTCCCTGACACAAAAACTAGTCAAGGAAGTCGAAAAGATGAATAACACTGGCGGTTCTTCTGATGACCGTCTCTGGAAACTGGAGTGTGATAAGAGCGGCAATGGTTATGCCGTTATCCGTTTCCTTCCTGCACCTGATGGTGAAGATCTTCCCTTCGTGAAACTGTACTCCCACGCCTTCCAAGGTCCTGGTGGTTGGTACATTGAGAACTCTCTGACTAGCCTGGGACAGAAAGATCCCGTGTCTGAGTACAATTCTCTGCTGTGGAACAATGGCACTGATGCAGGTAAAGATGCTGCTCGTAAGCAGAAGCGTAAACTGACTTACATCAGCAACATCTATGTTGTAAAAGATCCTGCCAATCCTTCCAATGAAGGTAGAGTAATGCTGTATAAGTACGGCAAGAAGATCTTTGACAAACTCACTGCTGCTATGCAACCCGAGTTTGAAGATGAGGAAGCAATCGATCCGTTCGACTTCTGGCAGGGTGCCAACTTTAAACTGAAAGCTAAGAACGTTGCAGGTTATCGTAACTACGATTCTTCTGAGTTTGCCACACAAGGCGCACTCTTGGACGACGATGACGCAATGGAAGCAATCTGGAAGAAAGAGAACTCTCTCGCTGAGTTCACTGCTCCCGATCAGTTTAAGGACTATGATGCTCTGAAGAAGCGTCTTGATTATGTTCTTGGTAACAAGGGCACACCTCGTTTCCAAGATCAAGAAACCGTTGAGGCAGAGGAAGATTTCCGCGCTTCTAACCGTGGTGCTGCACCCGCAGTGACTTCTACCCCTGGTGACTTCAACGCAGAAGATATTGTCACTTCTAGTTCTTCTTCTAGTGATGATGACGATGCACTTTCATACTTCGCAAAACTTGCTGAGGAGTGAAATACAATCAGATCTGCCTCACTTTATTAGTGGTGGCAGCATATTTTAATCTATTGTTTAAGTGAAATCTGATTACCACATTGATCGTGTAACCAAATCCGATGCCGCAGATTTACTTCTGCGGTTTCATTATTTGAAGGATATATCTAAAACTTTTAAGTCTGGATATAATTACGGTTTATATAAAAACAATCAATTCTGTCCTCTAAATATCGGAGGTATCCAGGGAGTCTGTATTTTTACAGGTCTCCCTGTTCCTGAAATAGCAAAAGGCGCTTTCGGATTAGAAAGAAATGAGCAGCAAGGACTCTTTGAACTCTCAAGACTCTGTATCCACCCCGACACTCAGCAAGAAGAGTACAACATTACTTCTTGGTTTGTTTCTAGAGCGATTAAACGTCTTAGAAATGAAACAGAGGTCAGAGCAATTATTTCGTATGCTGATAGTGATCATCATGGTGGCACAATTTATCGTGCTTGCAATTTTAGGTACTGCGGTTTATCAGATCCAAAAAAAGACTTTTACTTCAACGATGGTTCCAAACATTCGAGGGGTAAAATTAGAGACGCCGAAGGTGAATGGAGAGATCGTTCTCGCAAACATCGTTATGTAATGACTTTTGATAAAAGTTTAGATCTTTTATGGACCGATAAGTCTAGTATTTTCAGTTGAAATTAGTTTATTGTTTATAACTAGAGGACCTTCTTTATAGTTCATAACATCTCTCATATCATTCATGAACTGTTGCATATATCTTGGTCTCATTAAATTAATTTCTCTCTTAGATTCATTCTTTTTAGTTTCATATTCATAATTTGTGACTGCTACAACTGGTCCAATATTATTATCTCTCAGAATATATCCATCAATTTTAATAGCACTTAAGTACTTAACGAAACTACCACCAGGAGCACCAGTTACTAAAAGTTTATCAAGAGTTCCCCCCTTTCCTGTGTAGATTGTTTTCCACTCTCCACTACCACTTAAATCTACAACTGGTTGTTGTTCTCCATTAATTGTCATGACATATCTTTGAGATCCTGAATTAGTCCCAGTTCCAACGTAAATTTCTATTTGTTCTTCAAACGGGATTGGTGTTGGTGGAGTAAAAGTTATATCTCCCGAACTAGAACCTATAGTTGAAATATCTCCATCAAAAATATTTCTAAGGGGATATCCATCAGGATTTTGTGTTCCCGTCAAATGCTTGGACCAAAGTGTTCCATTGTTTGGAGTTGTTCCAAATGAACTTCCACCAAAGATAACATTACTCGATAATGGATTTACACTAGTAAAAGATTCAGCAGATGCAGAGTCATATATGGTAAAATTCTTATCAACTATTTGACCAGCAGGTACAATTAATCTTCCTCTATGATCTCTAATTTCAGTAGTTTCATAATGATGAGGTTTAAATAAATCTTCTAGACCATACTTAGATTGACCATATCTATAAAGATCTGCATTACTCAGGGGCCATTCATCTTTAATATTTGTGATTCCTGCAGTTAATACTACAACCCAATCTTTTCTAGGATCGCCATAAATTTTTTCAGCAATAACATCTGGTCTATCACCTTCTTCAATTCTATATTTTTGGAAAAATGTTGCAGACTCTTTTACTTGATCTGTAAGTTTTACTCTACGAAATAAATTCTTTACTCTAAGGTATTCTTGAGATGAAGTCTTAGTTAATAAATTTGACTGATATAAAAGATCAGGGAGTTCTTGAAAATATCCCAT